TTTTATGTAATCTTTCATGTTGTCAATATATTTGACGGTTGAGCTAGTTTTTTCAATATAATCAAAATATTTTGGGTCTTTTTGTAAAAATTCAATTGGGTTTTTTTCTATAAAGTCACCTTTATAAAATTTGTTGTGTTTTAAATTTTCAGTAACTCCAGCCATGTGAAGTATTGGTTTTTTTTCATAAATCTCAATTGTGTCAGTGGCCCAAGAAAAATCTAATTCAGGAGTTATCTTAGTTTCTTTATTAATCAACCATAAGTTCCACAATAGTGACCACATCTCTGAAGTCCAAAACTGTATTTGACCTGTGTTGATCGGATACTTTCTTTGGAATTTGATTAGTGTTGAATGCATCTCATTTGAATTTTTATATATCTTTTCCCAAACCTCATAGTTTGTATTTTTAATGAGGTATTGACCACCTCCTGAGTTGTTTTGATTTTTAATTATAACTTCCTTATCAATACCAATAACGTCACACATTAAATCTATTAATTCTTCATTTCCACAATTTTCGAATTTGGTTTCATAATTTTTAGAACAATTTTTCAAATAATCGTATCCAATATAACCAATCGTATCTGACAAATAACAAACCTCATCATTTAACAACCGATCAAAACTCGGTAGTTCATTAAAAATAATATCAGCATCGTGAAGAAAAAATAACTCACCATGTTTGGGATTTTTTTGAATCCACTTTGAAATTAAATATGGTTTTATTGATGGTATATAATGTTTATTGTCTCTATCGTCTTTAAAGAAATGAATTTGTATTCCTAATTTTAAAAGTTCGATTGCCTCGTCGCTTGGTTCTTTTTTTTGTTCAGGAATGGAAAATATAACGTGGATATTTTTTGGGTTTATACCTTTACTGATAAAATTATGAACATACAATCGAATTTGCCAATGAAAATATGGTACATCAGGTTGTGCCGTTACAAAAATTAAATCGTCCATTAAACTATATTAACATTAAAAACTAAAAAGTGAATTACGACTAACTATCACAAATTACAATTTCAAATGTTTCACATGTTCCGTCAGTTAATAATAAACCAACAGCAGGTGCTGTGTCGAATTGTGAGTTAATTGTTATGGTTTCAGGTGTTGTTGTGATAATACCTCCAAACACACATTGATTTTGATAAACATCACAGGTGTATGCGGTTACTGGTAATGTAAATCCGCTAACAGAATTAATAGTTATTTCATTCATATTAACAACTTACACAAGCAATGTCGTAGTTTATTTTTAAATCTACAATTATAGGTGTATTGTCTAAAATATTTACGGTTTCGTTTTCACAATTTTTTTGAATTTTACTACAATCGCTCGTGATCGTTATTTTGTTGTTTTGTATATCCACAACAACATTAGAAATACCAGGGAAACTATTCAAAACCTCAATGATTGTATTCGCCCAAATAGTATCAGTTGGGTAGTCAGTGAATCCTGATGAACTATAAAAGATTTCTTCTTTAGTTTCACCATCAACACTCGCAATAATTATAAAATCTGCAGATGTTATTATACAATTAGTATCTCCACTAGTTAGATCGGTAAAACCTTCCCAAAACATTTGTCTCACACCTCTTTTGGTAACCGTATTTACACTTTCAAATGTCTGTTCACAAACAGTAAAAGTTCTGTAGTTAGAAACACTTTTTGTTCCAAATAAAACTACGTCTTTTTTTAAACCACAACCGTTATTATCAGTAATTTCTAAACTATATTCTCCTGATGATGCTCCTGTTATTACTAAACCTGTTTGAGTTCCAACATCACCACTCCAACTATATGTAAATGGAGGAGTACCTCTTGTTATATAAACACTTATTCTTCCATCACCACCAAAAACAGGTTGATTAACATAAAAATCAAAACTTACTTTATTTGACGGTGATATAAAAATTGCAGATTCTTCATTACATGTTGGCAAACTACTATCTGAAACAATAAGATCATAATTTCCAGGTGGTAAATTTTCGAACATACCTAAATTGTTGTTGAAAATTTGTTCGTTACCTTGTGGTCCAACTAAAGTAAATGAGTATGGATAGGTACCTCCCGTTGAAACTAATATTTCAACAATCCCATTGTTAAATCCGCAAGTGGTTCCTGTTGTATTTGCGGTTACTGAAAATGAAGAGACATTATTTATTGATGTGGTTCCAGTAAAAGTACATCCATTTTCATCTGAAACCGTTATAATATAATCACCTGAACTTAGTCCATTAAAAGTTTGTATTGGATTACCAAAACTAACTGATTGGTAATAACCTGAATCTCCCGACACACTATAATTAAATGTCGATAAAGGTGGATTACCTTGATCTACAATAATCTGAATTGTTCCATCGTTTGATGAACAATTAGAATTTGTGGTGTTTATATCAACCTGATAAAAAGTATTTGGATTTAATACCGATGTTTGAGCATAAAAACTACATAATCCCGCATCTGTGACATTAACCGCGAAATCACCCGCAGAAACGCCAGTGAAAGTATATGATCTTGCAAATGAAATTTCAACTTGTCCTGACGAACCACTATAATAGAATGGTGCGGTACCTCCAGTTATTACAACATCTACTGTTGCATCATCAATAAAACACGCACTACTTGGTGTTACAAAAAATGCACCTAAACCAATAATATCAACCGATGGAACGTTTATTGATTTTATACTAACACAATTATTTGGATCTTCAACTTGAACTTGATATATTCCATTGGTCAATCCTGTTACTGTTGATCCTGTTTGTCCATTAACATCAGATAACCATGTTATAACATAATCAGATATTGGTGTCAATCCTGTGATAAATATTTTTCCACTACCTTCATTATAACAACTTGAGTCACTAACAACGTAATAACCAAAATCGAAAGCTGTTGAGGGTTGTATTAATAACGATGCGGTACTTCCCGTACATCCACCACCATCGTTTGCTATAACATAATACGTATCGGCACTTAAATTAGAAAATTCAAAATATAACTCATTTGTGGTACCACTGGACATATAATTATTTAAACCATCATATAGATAATAAAAAGATTGACCATACACATATTCCGTTGCTGCGGTTATCGATCCATTATTAACACCACAAGTAGTATCACTAGATAATGCAGAAACCGTTGTTCCTGATGAAATGTAAATTACAAGAGGTAACGTTTCCACTGAGTCTTGGACTCCAACAAAATAGGTGTTTGAAAATAATCCCGTGGCCTCGTAATAATTGGTTGTTGCTGAAGTTGGTATTGAGCTTCCTGATGTAATGTCATAAACTAACCAACTTGGTCCGCTATCACCAGTAACACTAAATGAAAAACCTCCCGAGCCTGTATTCGAACAATCCCCAGTTACCGATAAGTTATATATTTCAATGTATCCCATTATCCGTTACATAAAACTTGAAAATCTAACCCAACATTGATTTGAAAATCATCAAATGTTGAGGTGCAATTATTATTAAAAACCGAAACGGTTTCATTTTCTATGTCTATATCATAACTATATCCATCTACTTGTAAAGTGGATAGACTATCTTCCAAAGCCACTAACCATTGTTGTTGTGTTGGTGCGTTTAATGCCCCATATGTTGTTAAAAACTGATTTTGAACAATAGGTGCTCCGTTTATTCTTAGATCAACATACCAATTTGCAATTATAGTAGTCCCTAAACAATCCGCATAATTTATATTTGTGGATTCATAATATTGTTGTAACGTTTGGTTTAAAATATAACCGAAGGATACTACTGTTGGATCATTATTCCATGGGAATATTCCGCACTCAATTACTTGTGCGGGACAATCATACGTATAGAGTTGTGTAATAATACTACATGGCTTACACGGTACTGGTATAAATTTACAACCTGTTTGTCTTCTCCAAACAAATTTTTGTCGGTGGAAAATAGAATTTTCTAATTTCATACCTGTAGTCCAAATGGTTGTTGCTGGAATCATTTGTTCGATCAAATTTATCCAATAATTTCCTAATCCATTCACATAATCAATCATTGTTTGATATGTGAAATTATCATTTTGGATACCCGCCAATTCTTGTGACTCCAAGTATTTCCAATATATTGATTGTAATGTTGGATAACCTCCAGTTTTACCATCGGTAATAAACTGACGATTTCTAACATTAATCATGTTTCGCCAAAAAGTTTGTGCGAATTCAAAAAATGTTTTTTGTTTTGGTTTTGGTACTATTTCAGTCCAATCGATACCCCCTCGTTTTGGGTATGGATTTGATACATTACAAGGTGTCGGCGGAATGTAATTTAATCCTTGTTCAGGAATTGGGAAATTGTATTGTCTTGACATTGACCATACATCATAAACCAAACCTTGAGCTGGATTCATAAATATATCAACATTCTTTACGTTAAGTACTAAACAATCTTCAGACGCTGTATAATAAGCATTAAAACCACCATCAAAACTTTGTCTTAAAATTCCTTGATTATCATACCAACTCTTTTTATTGTCTGCAATTTTTTGAAGTCTGTACCCTAAATTCATATATGGGAACTCTCTATATCTTTGAAGATACTCTTCTCCGTAATTGAATGGTAATAAGGTAGTTTGAAAATCGGGGTTATTTCCTGTGAATACACTATTAGTTATATTTGTTACCGCAGGCATTCTGTGTTGTGGTGTCGATTCAAACCACCCACCTCCAATTTGGTAATAATAATTTTCAGTGGATCTTGGCATTTGAGGACACCCAAAGATATCAACAGGATAATCATCTCTTGTTGTTGTAACATCAACAGTGAGACTATTTGTGGTAAATCCTGTGTATTGTATTCCTTGTATTGAAAATATGTTATTTGTTTGTAATGTCGGGAATTGTTGAGTAAAGGTTCCTCCGGTGATTTGTTTATATTGTTGCTCAAAATCACTCATGTTGATTCTTTGATCTGCAACATAAACATATTCATTAAATTCAGTTAGAGCTTCAGGTGCCCCAATTAATTTTAATAAACATTCGATTGATTTTCTAGTACCTTTTGATTTGAAAAGGTATGCTGAATTCAAAATTAAATTTCTATAATATTGATAATTTAACTCATCAGGAGTTTGACCTTTTGATAGTCCCGTAAATGTATTAGTTGTCGGTGAAAATACACTCTGTAGTAATTGGTCATTAGTTATAGGTGAAATGTTAGTTTTCCAACCTAAAGTTTCTGCCAGATTCTTTAAAAGTTGTGAAGGAATATCGTTTTTAACGATATAATTAACGTTGTTCATATTTGCCAAAGCATTTATGAATGTTTTTGTTTCATCAAAACTTCTACCATATATTTGTAATACCTTTTCAAAACTTTGATCTGGTGTATCAAACTCTTTTAAAGCTGCAGTGGTCAAAAATCTAGAAATCAAATTGGTTTTGTACTCGTCTAAATTAATACCATATTCACTAAGTTTTTGAAGGTAGTTATCAAAAGCCGCTGATTCGATATCTAAGTTCCAAACCCCATTAAGTGGGAACGTTGCGTATTGTTCAGTAAAAACGTATGTTCCTGCTTCATTTTCAATAGGTACTCTAAAACTTGCCGTGTATATTGGATTTACATTTCTATTTAACAAGAAGTTTTCAACAGGATCTAAACTATCATTAAAAACTTTATTTACCTCAATATTATTAGGTCTAATAACTAAGTACTCATACGAAATTGAATTCCCCGAAAAAGGATTTCCTTCAACGATCAACTTAAAGGTGACTGAATTATTATCAATCGGGTAAATAAAATTAACAGGATATTCTTGTTGTCTAATAAATAATGAATATTTTTTATATTCAACCGTCATATCTCGTAGTGGTGAAACAGGAATTTCTCGTAAAGCCAAGTTTCTTGTGGCATCAACTGAAAAATCAATATCTAACGGATTGTTAATTGATGTTATTTTTATCTCAAATTGTGTTTCATTATCAACGACATCATAAATCGCATTAAATGCAGTTTCGACATTTAATAGTTTGGGATTTACGGGAGATATTTCTAAAGCCGCTGGAAAATAATTAATAATTTTCGTAACAGACGTTGATAATCTTTTCGTTAATGAACCATACTCGGTAAAATTCGTAACTTGTGATAAATCATAATTAGGATATACCTGAAAATTATTTGTAAGAATATTTCTTGCCTCAAGAACACTTTCGATGTTCATACTTTTCAAACTCATAGGGTCTGAAAAAGTACCTATATTGAAATTTCTGTTTTGTTTTTCAGATATCGAGGTCGTAAATTCAAAATTTGCCTGCGTAAAACCACCTCCACCAACGAGCTGTAATCCAACTATATTGTCAGAAAACGTGCCTTGACCGCTAGCGTTTTGGGGTGGACAGGTAAATTTTTGTGTTGCCATTATGCCGTTATATTAGTAAAGCTTTTACTGAAATCTATATTAGTACCTCTATCTTGTCTAACTTCATATAATAGTTGATTAAATTGGTCTTTAATTTCGTAAAGGTTATATTGCTTATAGATGTTATTATTGGAGTCATAAATAGTGTAAATACCATCATCAATTGATTTGGTTTGATTACCATAAAGAGCGATTGCCAACGTTGAGATATCTTGATCAACAATTTCTACTTCAGTGGTTATAGGATTGAAATATGTATTTGTAATTATGATATTTTGATTTGGCTGACCGATGTATGGTGTCGCATTTGGTTTGTTTGTAGGTGAAGATGATGGGGATAAAGTACAGAACATTAAATTAGTTGCTCCATCCACATATCTATATCTAATAGATTTTTGAATCGTATTTGTTAAATTTTGAACTACAGGTTCGCAATAAAAAGACGAAGTTATTATTCTAAAAAAGTTTGGAATTTTAGTTCCATTTGGATTCAAATATTCAACTCTAAAACCAACCAACCCTTGATTAACAAATTTATTACGGTATTCGATCGGAACTTGGTTTATGTCAATAACAATCCCTTTAACATTTGGTAAGGCAGATAAAACACCACAATCATTAATCGTAGTTCTAATTTCTGCAGGTCTTATTAAAAGTGTATATATACCTAATTTATTAAATTGGTTTGCCGGCAATTTCAAATTATATAGACCACCCAATATTTCAACATTCGCATTTCCTCCTGTGTCTGAATTATGAAAATAAGGTCTCAAAACGTCTTGTGCGTTCAAAGTTGTTAAAATAAAATTATTTGTATCATCCCTACTTGGTGTATATGTTAGTATAATCTCAACATCTTCGGGACTAACATCTGAACCTCTTACCGTTCCGTAACTACCTGTTGCCATATTTTTTTCTCTTTTTTATAAATAGTTATGTCGCGATTTTTTCGACATTAAAGAATCCATATCCGTATTTTTCTATATCTCCAACACTATCAACTTCACCTAATCTCATAACACTTTCTAACGGGGCATAAACACCCCTCTCAACATAAACGTTAGATAAAACTTGTAATTCATCAACAACATTTAGTAAAGCCTCATTTTTTGTAATAGCACTTAATATAAGATCGTTTTGAGTAAATCCTGAAGATTCAACAACATATATGGTAAAATCTTCATAATCATAATAAGTTATGTTATTTATAGTGTATGCTGTGTAAAGACCTGAAGGATCTGGTCCTATGAACTCACCAACCAATCCTGTACTACCTGTGACAGGCCCATATATATATTTACCCCCAATTAAACTACTTACTGGCCCATATTGTATTAAGTCACTAATTGAAGATTCGGTATATCCCGTGATAAAGAAAGGTATTGTAGTGTAATTGTAACTATAAAAATCATTTATGTTGGTGTTTGAATCTCCGCTAAATATATAATCATAACTTATTGGAGTTCCTGACCAACTTCCGCCTGCAGGAACAAAAAATGCGGTTCCGTTAGGGTTTGGTATTGTAGTACCTGTAAATGGTACAACAACATCCTTTTCTACATATGATATCCCCCATGGAGAATATGATGTTAGTGTTATTGTATATACATTATTACCTGATGGATATTGGTGAAAAACGGGAAGAGGACTTGTTATTGGTTGTTGTGGTGATCCATCTCCCCAATCAATTACATATGTTGATTGTTGTAAAAATTTTGCAAACTCAATATCCGATGTGTTATAAAAATAATATGAATATCCCAAAGGATCTGTAATGGTATCGGCACTAAATAAGAAATTTGTTAAAACTTCTTTTTGTAATATAGCACCATCAAATACTGAGTAATATCCAATATCTACCGTATTTTGAATCAGTAGTAGATTTATACTTAAACCTGTTAATATAGAGTTCCCATCGGTACCTCCCGATAATACCTCACGCATGGGTAAATAATACCCAGTATTTCCTGTTACTGTTGTAATTGTCTCTGCGGTAATCGGACAACATGGATCTATTAAAATTCTAATGTCCGTCTCTCCTGTAAAAGGTACTGAAATCAAATCACCTTTTATATTTTCGGGTGAAACTATAAATTTATAATATTGTGTATCCATTATGGGTTAACGTATTCATACCACTTTATCGGATTTGAAGATCCTCCAATTCTATTTAATCCATTCACATCTGTTACTTCGTAGGTAAAATCTGAATAGTTTAATTTAACTCTATAATAAAAATAGTCTGCTCCGTTAAAAGTGAATTTACTTGGTACCAATTGTGATTGCGGTGTGTTTGTCATATCAACAAAGACACCCAACTTACCATCAAAAAATTTGGCACTCATATAAAAAGTATCTATATTTATGTAGTCTCTATTTCTTAACCAATAAACAAAAAAGCCTTCTTTATCACCCAAAAAATCCAACTTATAAGTTGGTATTTTAATATCAACGTTTGGTATTTGTGGCCCCAATTGAACATTTTGTGTTAATCCTTGTTGAGTTGGTATTACAATTGTTAAGTAATTTTTTTGAGTTCGTTGATTTGTCGTGTCGTAAAAATCTAATTTAAAAAATGACTTTTTAAATGAATTTGCGTTGTAATACACTTCAGCAACGGTAAATCCTTCATTGATATATGTCGACCCCCAATTTGTCGCATTTACAGTATTTGCGGTTATTGGAGTGATATTATCATAAAAATTAAATTCATAATTAATATCAGTATCTTCATTTGCAAATGGTTTATGTGAAAACCTAATTATTTCAAAATCTTTTATTTGACCTAAAATTTCTTTTAGTACCGTATCTTCATATTCCTCAATTGCTTGATCTCTACCTGAAAAATCCCAAGTCATTTCAACAGGAATATTCAAATAGTTATCTAAGTCAGATCTTAATATTTTAACTTTATTCACATTCATCGACTATCGGATCTTGTATTTGGGTTATGTCAGGTGTAAGAATACCTTGTGTATATTCGCTATCGACATTGTAATTTTCAGGAGTAATTCTAAATACGATATCTGTGTAAGGGTAATGTTTTCCGTTTAAAAAAGGAAAATCAACCCCACTGAAATCTTCATCAATATAACCATAAGGTAATAGATCTCTCCATCTAAAAGTATTTGATAATTGTGAAAAGTAAGCATAATCAGGAATTCCAACTACTGATTCATTTCCTTCTTCCACATAACTAGAATAACTTCGTATTTGAATTGGTGAGTGTGGATCATAAAAATATCCAAGTTGATTTGTTGGTGGTTGACCTGTACTTTGATAAAAGTAATTCGTGTTGAATTTTATTTTTTGTCTGTATTCTGAAATTACCCTTTCTAATTGATCATAATTATTCCACTCACAATAATCACCATCAATAGTATCGCCGCTGGTTAGTGTTTTATTATAATAAAATGGCCCTGTGTTGTTGTACAAACTATTATATTGTAATTGTTGGATATTAGTATTTGATAATGGGTTAGATTGATCCCACCATGCCGATGGGGCACCATTATTTAAGTATGTATTAAAAAACCATCCTTGTTTTAAATTTCTTGACCAACCAAAATAACCTCTCCATAATGTAGTAAAAAACAACTCACTAATAGGTCTTTTTTGATTGTCTCTATATGGTTGAACGTCGATGTCGCAATTAAAACTTAGTGTGTATGATTGACTAGATTCTTTAACTGACGATCTTGCAATTTGATTTGGTGTTAAAGCTTGATTCTCAAACTTAGTTTTGGTGTTAAAGGCATTTTGTTCAAATCCTGAATTTACTAAAACAGAACACTGAACATCCGTTATTATTTTATGTCTTCTTATATAATACTCACTTTTTGTTTCGTTAATATTATTAATGTTAATAACTCTTTTTAAAAATCCTTGAGTTCCTGTTACAAAAGTAGTACCCGTATAACCGACATTTACTAAATTAAAGTAATATTCATTGGAATCAAATCCTGGTGTTCCTAAACTTGTGACTTGAAAATAATTTTCCCCATTGTAAGAAATTGTTAATTCTACGTAATTTCCGGCCGTTAGTCCATGTGGTAATGGACAATAAAAACTTATTACTCTTCCGTTTATTTCAGAACCAACACGTATCACAAATGGAATACCCTGAGATGCGGTCCAAACCCAAGAATTGTTTGATTTTGGTTCGGTAAGATTTAAAGTTTTGGTATAATCATTTTCAAAAGGATAACTTATATAATGAGTCCAATTGTATGTAGAAGCACTTAATGGTTTGAAGTTAATGTGATTATTGGGGGGTGATGTATATCCAACAATTCCTCTATCGGTTCTAATAAAATCAAATTCAAAGTATTGTGGAAAACCATCCCATGGTGTTGGTAAGGCACTTTGTCCAATATTTCCACTAGGAAATGCCGTTATAGTATTTTGTAATTCATTTGTATAATACAAATTATTTCTAAATGGTACATAAGTAGTTGATCCAGTAATTGCATTATCAAAGACAATACTATACTTACAAACAGGTCTAAAAATTGTAGATTCTTGTCTCTCAACATCGAATAGATCTTCTAAATTCACATTTATTGTTCTGTCATATTCGGTGATTAGTTTGGTACTTTGTTGTAATGGAACATTAATAGCCCCATCAACATTTATGGCTCCTTTGAATCTTCGATCACCCAATATTATATTTGTATTTTCGTCGTACATTAGAAATCGGCTACATAAAGTTTATAAAATTTATCCACTGCGGTGTTTCCATTAACTAAACCAAAATAGAAATAATAAGGAGCTCCAACAACAAACGTGGATATAGGTGTTACAACAGGGCTCGGAACCCCTTGTAAAACGTTAAATGGGTTTGGATTTGGTAATGGTGGGTTTGCACCTGTAAAATTACTTATAAATCCAAACTTAGTTGTCGAAGTTCTATATTTTTCAAGTGGTGTATCAAAATCAACATCTTGATATTGTTTTTGGAAAAATCCTAATTGAGCATTTACACTATCGGTGTACCAATTGTTATTTTCATTACCAAAAATACTAGATCCCGTACTTAATGACCATTTATAATTTGGGACAACTTGAGACTTAGGATAACCAAATGATTGTTGTATTAACGGTGATTGATTAAACGTTTCGATTCCAGGTGACATAATTCTTCTATATCTAAACTCATCAGTTCTTGACGAAAAGAATACACCAAACACTGGTTTAAATTGGTTGTTGTTACCCCCCTGATTTCCAAAATAAATGTATGAATTAGGATTGGTAAGTCCAATTAGATTTTCTGTTATAAAAGGTGAAACTTTCCATTCTGAGTTAATTGACATCATTTGAGCAATGTCACCATCTATTCTTTGTCCTTTTCTATCGTTATCAAAAAATTCAGCAATACCAACACCTTCTCTAACATTATTACCCGTTATACCGGCTTGCATACCTGTTCTAAACGTATTATTTAAAATTCTTGATAAGAATGCCAACTGTAAAATATCTGAATTGTCTTGATATGATGTTGGAGTTGTTTGGTTTGCGTAATAAGACCCAAAAGAAGGATTGGCGCAAATTTGATTAACAAACAAATCTCTTGGTCCCAAATCAACAACAGTTGTTGGGAATTGTACTTGTTTTACATTATACCCTGTTCCAGGGAAATTTAACAATGCCGGTATAAACCCGCTAGTATTTGGAGATTCTTTACCTATGAATTGTTGTGTGGATTCATTCCATGGGGAACATCTATAGTAGAAATTATTTGTAATGTCGTTATGAATAATAACGTCATCACAATATGCTTTATAAAATTTTCTTGACGTATAATTAGGATTATTTGGATCTAAACCAAACAATTTTCGAGTATTAAATGAAAACATATATAATACACCATTTACCCAATTGTTTTGAAATGTTTGTGAAAACACACCTCTACAAGCGGCAAAGTTCAAAGTAAATCTAACTTTCCATTCCAATAATAATGCAGAGTCGTATTTAAATGCATCTCCAATCAAATACCATCTTTTATTTGCAACCTCATCTCCTTTGTTTAATAAACAATAACATCCTTTTACCACACGTCCAGGTGGAATCGAGCATTGATCAGCAGGTATAATACCAATATTAGTTCCGCTACCAGAATAACATTGTAATGACACCATATTTTCACACTGAAGGGTATCGGTCAATGCTGATGTAATAGGGTCGAGATCTGCTTGTCCTCCGTCAGGTATATCAAAACCTGCTTGAATTATTTCAGGTGCTTGTTCTCCGTTTGCAGAATAATATGTGAAGTTATTATTTTGATGTAACCCATATCCTGTTACTAATGAAACACCATTTTCAACTCTCGTTGATGTTGGGATGCGATCACTTCTCATAACGATTCTATTTCTGTCTGTAAAATTAACAGGAGTTAAAAAAGTATTTCCGTAATAAACAGGTGAATACAAATAATATAATCTATTAAAGTTTGCATTTGGTGGTGCATTTAAATAATATTTATCTGTTCCAAGCGCAAAATAATAAAACTGAGAAAGAAAATTTGATCCGGGCGATAAACTTAAACTTGTATTTGATTTCAAATAAGCACCTCCACCAGCTCCTGTTGAAATTGGTTGTGGTGGGTTCACTAAGGGACTATAATAAGGTAAAGTACTTGTTGTTGGAAATACAATTGGGTTAGTGGGTCCCGCTAAATTTGTGGAGTTCGCCGGAAGAACACCTATAGGAGTATATGATGAATATATAGGATCATCAGTTGCAATGTAATAATATGGTAATGTAGATGTAAATGCAGTAAAATTAGGATTAGATCCTAATGGACCACTTATTTGTAGTGAATAAGAATTAAAATATAAATTATGACCAACGTTGTTTCCTGTATTATGGGATTTAGGTTTTCTTGGTGTGGTTGGGTAAGCCTGAATTGGTACGTTTAAATAATAATCACCACTAACTAATAAATTTGAATTTTGACCAAAAGTTGTGTAACCAAAAATTCTTGACAAATCATATGAAATATTTTGTTTTTGAGTGTGGGGATCAACACCTCTAACCATAATAATAACCTCGAAGTTTTGATATCCCGGCATGTATTGTAAGGCTGGTGAAGTTGTTCTGATGTTATAGGAAGGGGAACTTGGATTGAAAGGGAATAATCCGCAGTCAGGTGTTGCATATTTTATTCTATGTAACAAATATTCGTTAGGAAATAAACCTGGTGTTGTATTATTTGACATAGAAAGAAAGGTGCCAACAGTCATACCAGTAACCACTTGGAAATATTCTATGTCTGTTGGATACTTCAGATAACTTTCTTCATATCCATTTATGCCGGGTACTCCTTGTAATGTGGAGGGTATTTGTGTTTCTGTTGTTGCGGTAATAATTATTTGTGATGTTAAATTAGATATTTGATCAATATTAAAAAAATTAGCATATCCAACACTTACGGTTGTCTGTCCTGTAAATGTAACTCCTGTAATTGAGTTTGTTTGAAATTGATTAAATGATGCCCCTGTTAAATTAACAAATGAATTAGATAGATTTGGATCTTGAAATGAAAAGAATTGTCCCGTACCCAAAGAACTTGTCGTTCCAGGATTTGCCAAAACCACTAATACTTGGTCATAAAAATTATTTGGTGAATTATTAACATTTACTTTAATTCTATTCGGTCCGACACCAGTACCAGCGTTTGTAAAATATTTATCTCTTGTATTGAAATCATTGAGTTTTTGCGGATAAGTAACCGATGTTGGAATCGCAAACCATCTTTCATTTAAACCTATGGTACTATCTTTTCTTGCAGACCACAAAAATGGTTGTGGTGCGTGTAATAAGTCTTTTTCGTTTGGTGTTAATTTTATAGGGTCTGTTGAACTTAATATATCATATCCTGAGAATATTCTTAAAAAGTCAAAACTAGCCCTTACGACTAATTCAGGGTCAATATCTTGTTGTTGTAATGTGTATGAAAAAGACTGAAAGTTTTTAATCGGTCCGCCACAATCAAAAAGACCATCGTCAGGGTCATTTGAGTCTATTGGGTTTTGATTTAAATTTGGATGTGATATATCATAAGAACCAGGTGAGTTTACAGGTGCCAAAAAACTTCTTGGAACCGCCAACTGAAGATTCGAACCGCTACCTGATTCGGCAATTTGTTGGTCTATTTCGTCTTGAATTGATTGAGGTGTAACATCATCATCTAACTCGGCAGTATTACACTCACATTCACAAGTTGTGCAATCATTATATGTTATCATTGGAAACCCTAATCTAGGTATATTAAGTCGTCTCCATGTTCCATTTCTAAAATCAAATATTGCGGCTGTAATAAATGCTAAATAAACTATCGAGGACGCAAAAGTTAAAATTGAGTATGCGGCGTCTCTGACCGCAGCCAAAGTATCTTTTATTAATTCGGGAGTTAGACCTGGATCAATAACTGGACCTGTAGGTGTAAAAGAAATTAAACTTAAAGCGTCATTTACCGCCTCTTGAGCGGTGTCAATGGCAACCGCAGCGGCTTGATAACTATCTGCAATAAATCTAATACTTAGAAACAAAAGAACCCATTTTAAGATTGGCCAAATAAATGCAACAAAATGTGTTACAAACAATAAAGTCATCAATGGAAATATTAAAATGTTTGTGAAAATGTTAAAAACAAAAAACAATGGGTCAAAGTTTCTTATAATATCATTTACTGGAAATGTATTGTTAGTTGATGCACAAGCTCTATCGTCTATTTCTTTGATACCCAAATGTTTTGCCCTACCAATACCATTTTTATATCTGTCAAGAAAAAGTGCTGTTGTATATACTTTATTATAATTAAATTCATAGAACCTATCTTCACAATTAATGGCTTCTTGGATCATTTGTGTATTACCATAATCATTCCAATCTAATGAAAATGCGTAAGATCTAAAAACATCATATAATTCAATAGGATATTCAGTGAAAGTAAAATTTTGTGGTTGGTTTGTATTTAAAGCGATACCATCAATATAAAAAGATGATAGTGCGGGTATAGAAATTTGATTTGGGTCTCCAAAATATTGTTGTCCGTTGATATAAATAATAAATGATGATGTATTTGGAGCACTAACAAACTGAAGACCTACAGGTCCGATTATTTGAGTTGGTCCTACGGTGTTGTTGGCAGAAATTTGATAATTAAATGTGGTTGGTTTTTTTGTTTGTAATGGATCCTTATCATAAACTGACCATCCGTATTCTTTTATATTTGGTACTAAAAAATGTGCTCTTTGGAAGTTTCCGCTGTAATCTTGTTCTTTAATCCCTACTTCTTTTTTTACTTTATTTAATTGTTCATCAATATTTTTTTGGATGTCCGACAATGTTAAATTTTGTTCTTTGTTCACCCATTTAAATTTGAACCTATACTTACCTTTTGTGGCAATTCCTTTTGTTGGATCTTGAGATAAAATTTGTTGTCCGAATTCGTCAGTTACAACATAGTCCAAATTCATAGGTAAATTAACTAAAAATGACCCATCTCCGTCTATAACTTTCCCATTATTTTCTAAATTATATTGTTCTAATATTGGGTATCCATCATCATCGGTGTTAATTGTCTGTCTAATTGCCATTATTTGACCCTCACCCGCAATTAAATCACAAAGATTTCCGGTGTCATTTTTTGGCTTACAACTTATTTTAAGAGCGTCATCGTTTGTTGTTGATATTATAGAACCCATGAACACTGAAGTAGGTTCTATTTTAATGTTAGCTAATTTTGTCAAATCAAAATCAACTCTAGTTATTCCAATTTGACAAATATCTGTATCACCCCAAAGTGGTCTCACATCAACATCAAAATTTAAATTTACTATTTGAGGTAATGAATCTAAGTTTGTCGATGTTTTAAAACTGGCACCATCTACTTGGTCTTCAGTGGCAACTCCTTGTTGTATCAAATCTTGTGGTGAAAGTGAAAAACAACCGATGTCTGATAAATCAACATCCATAACCACCGTTTGATCCCCCAACGGAACCCCAAAAATCATAAAATCGCCACTTTCATTAGTTTTTACAGAAAATCTATAATACTTGTCATACACTTCAATATATGATTGATCCATTAGGGCGTCAGCTCTTGTTGGAAAAGTTCCCGTCGCTTGATGTCCAATGTATGCAGGATCTTTCGGTAATAGATTATATCTGTAACCTTCTTCGTTTCTATCGGATAAATTTTGATATGGGTATAATTCCGCAATAATAGGATTTAACTGATCTTCAGTTTCTAATGGTATGAAAACCGAAACTCTAGCATTCGGAACACCAAATCCATTATTTACCAAAACTCTTCCTACTATAACACCATAGTCTGAACAAAATCTGGTATAAACATCTTCAGATAATAACTTTAAAGAAAGTATTTCTAAAAACTCAAAATCTTGATCTAATTCTACGTTGATGTACTTATCAACACCAACTTGTGTTCTTATCCTATATGACTTTGGCATTAATTTTTTACTTTTTTGATAAATAGTTTATTTCCTATTTTCAAAAATAGGTCTAAAAGTCAAAAAATAAATTACTAAGAAAAACTAACGGTTTTTAAATTAAGAACTCTAACCGTAATGTCTTTATTTGGAAATCTAATTTGATAGATCTGTGATGGTTCAGCAAATATAGTATCTGCAAATAATTGTATCTCTCGAGTTGCAGGATCTGAATAAGTTTGTGATGTTTCAAATGATGAATATTGACCTCCAACTAAATTGAAAAATCTCATATCTGAAATACTAATAACCCCATTTTGACTTTGAATTAATCTTTTTAGCTCAGACACGACAACATTTTGACCTAATTGTCTTGTAAGTGGGTTAAAATAATTTGAAATAATTTCAATAACTTTAGCAACCACAGCCCCCGATGTTGTTGAGCTATCTAACACGACATCACACTCCACGGCTAAATCTATAGGTTGAGCACTTTCAATTGAAATATAATCATTTATCATTCGATAGTTTGATAAATAATTTGCAACATTTTGTTTTAAAGTATTTGATATAACATCAGTTAAATTACCACTAGTGTCGTAAGACAACATTTTTATTTTTATTTTATTATTTTCTTCGGTTATTGAAACTTTTGCAGGTGCTCCAAATATAGAAGGCATCGTTCTGATTATTGAATCGTAATCATTTACAGTAACGGCTCTATTTTGGGCTGAGAAGTTGAATGAAACCATTTGTCTAACATCTTCGGTTGTTGGTGCGTTTGCACCTCCAATAGCTGCCGTAACATTATTACATCTAAGACTATTGATAACAGTTCTATTTACATTAGCCGATGGTCCATTTACAGAAAAAGAAACAGTACCAATTTGATTTATAGTATCAATACCTAAATTACTTCCAGTTCCTCCTCCAATTCGGTATTGGATAAACAAAGTACTATTTGATTTTAATGTACTTCCCAATCCTAAATTATTCGAGTATCTAGAAATGTCAAATCCTTTACCATCTCTTGCAAATTCTCTTAATTGTTGTTCGGCAGAAATATTACCACCCCCAAATGTTAATTTACAAAAACCTTCAGGTGTATATTCTGATATAAATTTTTGTGATGTAGATATGTATCTTCCAACTTTTATACCAGGTTGATCAGATGGTTTAGTTGGGTCTTCAACAAATACTCGATCTTCAACCAACGCCTTAACTTCATACCATCGATCAGGGCCAAGTGTAATAAAATCTTGTGGTTGTGGTATTGTACTATATTGTGTTCCATCTTTTAACAAAACACTTGTTATACCTAAAACATTTTTCTCAGGTAAAAACAAAGGAAAATATGGTACAACATCATTAGGGGTAATAACTCTTTTGAAAACTTTTGTAACCCCATTAACCACAACTTCTCTTTTTGTTATGGTATAATTTATTAAGTTACCACTAGAGTCAAAATTTGGTATTTTTAGTCGGTTTGGTGTTCCTTCAGCATTTATTGGTGATGCGAAATCAATATCATAAACGGTTTCAAATGGTTGTCCTGCACCATTTACTTGTGATCCTCTTCTTAATATTCCACAATATCTTAAATCTTCTCTGTCACCAAAAGCAGGAACCGTAATCGAAAAATCAACTAAAGCAACAGATGGTCTTTGACCAGGTACTTTTAATCCGTAAGTTCTTGCGATATTATATATTGACGATCTTTGTTGTGCAAATTGTAATACAGTTTCTTGAATACTTCTATCAATTTGAAATTGTAGGTTATCAGTTACCGCAGCGTTAAGATCTAATAGTACTGAAAAAATTCCAGCATCATTAAAATTTTGAACTAACTCAGGATAGTAAGTTCTTGTAAAATTTATTAACTCGGTTCTTACCCCTTGAAAATCTCTTGTTGTATAGGAAATCTTTTTTTCTGCCATATATCATTAAATATTGATGATAACAAAATCACTACTTTCAAATGCTTGATTTGTAACTTTGTAATCTATTTTAATTTTTGCTGTGTGTTCTAATTGTGATATGTTAGGAACTTTAAATTCTCTTTCTTTAAATTCATTTACGGTATAACCTTTATCTTCCAATCCTGCAGAAGCCGGTTCGATAGTAACATTTGTGACCAACAAATTTGGCATATATGTTCCAATCGATTCTCTAATGTCTGCCTCAATATCAGAAAATGTAGGGCCATCTAATGGTTCGAAAATATATTCATAAAGTCTCGTACCAAAATCAGGCAAGTAATATCTTGTACCCTTTTTGGTCAATATTAAATGAACCAAAGAGTTTCTTATTTCTTCTTCGTTTGTATTAGAAACATCCAAGTATCTACCTACGAATGAATCCCTAAACGGAAAAGTTATACCATATGAAATACCTGTCGACATATCATCAATAAATATAGGTTAGGTTTTTTTTAAGTAAAAATTAGTATAAATAAAAAACCCTCCTTTTTGGGGAGGGTTAAGATTTTTTATCTTTTTTTATATCTTCTTCTATAACTTTCGTTGGTTTCCATATAGGAGTCGTCTTTTGCAACTAATTTTGCAAGACCCATTAATAGACCTGTAACACCCCAACTAATTGCGAATCCCGCGACCATGGGTGCTGCTACGGTTCCAACAAGAGCACCACCAATCAAAATGGCTGCAGGTACTCCTCCCCATCCAGCAATATTTCCAGCCCCTATTCGGTACATCATTTTAGCCGCCTTTTGTCGTGGATCACTATCTTCTTCTTCCGACATTTCACCACCCATCATATTATCACTAACAGCATTTTCAATTTTACTATGAACTTCATTAGCCGAAGAAGTCTCATCAATACCTAAATTATCTAAAGTCATTTTTAATTCTTCTTTTTCCTCATCAGTTAATTGAGAATAAATGTCCTCAAGTTTCATTTCAACTTTAGGTTTTTCAATAAGATTTTCTACTTTGTTGGCCATCATATTGTTATTTTCTTCTTCTTTGATAACTCTTTTAACAATACGAGTTAAATCTGATTCTGTTAGTCTTACTATTTTTTTCATAATAATTTTTATTTATAAATATATGATTACAAAAAAAAATCACCGATTTCTCAGTGATTTTATTTTTTTTAGGAAGAACATCCAAAACATTCAAAATCAGAATTATTTGGTTTCGGTGGTAAATTTAATTGAGAATAATCAACTTTTGGTGGTTCAGGAGTTACTCTTGGTTTTTCTTTTTTTGAGATATCCATCGCCAAGTGTTTTGCTCCTGTTGATATCGCTTTAGTTCTAACATAATAACAAAGAGTCTTCAAACCTTTTTCCCAAGAATGGAAATGTGATGAGGTAATCTTTGATAAAGTTGGATTTGCCATATAGATATTCATCGACTGTGATTGATCAATAAATGGTGCTCTTTCGGCTGCCATATCAATTAATTCTCTTTGTGAGATTTCCCAAATAGTTTTATACTTAGGAATTAAATGCTCAATTCGTCTAACTTTCTTATTATAGTTTTTATCTTCAGGGTCTAAATAATTATTAAAATTGATATTTTGAATTGATCCCTCGTTGAAGATAATTTCATTCTTCAAGTCTTCTGACCATATTCCAATTTTTTCAAAATCATTAATTAAGTATTTATTCACAATTAAAATTTCACCTCCAACTACTCGTCGGTTAAATAATGCTGAGTGAGCTGGTTCTGTCATTTCAAATGAGCCTGTGATTTTGGCTGAAGACGCCACGGGCATTTGTGCTGTGAATAATGAATTACAAACACCATACTGAGACACGCTATTTTTCAACTTATTCCAATCCCACATCCCTGAAAGTTTTGACTCATTCAATCCCCACATATCAAATTGGAATTCTCCTTTTGACATCGGTGATCCTTCAAAGAAGTTATATGGTTTATAATTACCATTCATACATAATTGATTACTTTCATAGATAGATGCGTAATAAATGGTTTCAAAAATGTCTTTATTTAACTTTCGAGCTTCTTCAGACGTGAAGATATAATCCATAAGATAAAACACATCAGCTAATCCTTGTGTTCCAATTGCAATCGCCCTTTGTTCTAATCCACCTTTTCTTCCTTTTTCAGTAGAATAGTTGTTTATTTCAATAACTTTATTTAATGAACGAACAACTTTTCTAACTTCAGAAAATAATAATTCAAAATCAAATTTATTATTAACAACAAAGTTTTTCAAAACCATAGATGACAAAGTACAAATCGCTGTGGTCTTTTCATCGGTGTATTGGTAAATCTCATTACACAAGTTAGATTGTTTAATCACACCAATATTTTGATGATTTGACTTTCTATTAGCACTATCTTTAGAACATAAATACGGAACACCAGTTTCAACTTGAGACTCAATGATTTTTGTCCATATATCTTGTGCTTTGATTTTCTTTCCAAGACCTAAACTAACTGCTATATTGTAGTTTGTTTCATATTCATCACCATAACATTCTTGTAATGGTTTTAGTCCTGCTTTTACTATATCATTTGGACAAAACAAATACCAATCTGAATTGTTTTTAACCGCTCTCATAAAGTTATCAGGTATCCAAATCGCTGTGAATAAATCACGAGCTCTAAGTTCTTCAGCACCTGTATTCTTTTTTATTTCAAGAAGATCAATAATATCTTTATGCCATGGTTCTAAATAAATCGCGGCACTTCCCGGTCTTCTTCCTTGTTGATTAAAGAATCTAAGAGACTCATTAACAATTTTCAAATACTTTAAAAGACCTCCAGCATAACCACCTGAAGTTGTAATTCGACTTTCTTTACTTCTAATGTTAGACATTGATAAACCAATACCCGCGGCATCAGAAGAGAAAGTTGATATATCATTTAAAGTATCCAACAACCCTTGTCTTGAATCTGAATTGTTATAGTGAAGAACACAAGATGCTAATTGAGGAACTTTTGTTCCTGAATTGATCATAATTGGTGTCGCTTTAGATATTAACTGATTTGAAAGTGAGTTATAGTATTCCAAAGCCTCAGTTAAATTATTTGTAACCCAAAGAGAAACTCTCATATACATGTGTTGTGGTCTTTCAATAACTCTACCATTAGGTCTTTTCAACAAATACATTTCTTGTAAAGATCTCCAAGCAAAATAATCAAAGTTGTAATCATTTTCGTGGTTAATAGCCGCGTCAATAGTGTCTTCACCATATTCTTTAATGGTTTCCATTAGTTTTTCGTTAATAATACCATCCTCGTAAAGAACCATCATAGTTTCTGAAAAACTATCATTTGTTTCTTTATGGTAGGATGAAATTGCAACATGAGCCGCTAATTTAGAATAGTCATAATGACTTCCCGTATATGCCGCAGCAATTTCATAAATTAACTTATCTAACTCTTTTGTTGTTACTTCCCCCTCAGTCGGAACTGAAGTAATAACTTTGATGAAAATTTCATCTGAATTTACGTTTAGACCCTTTGCGGCTCTTTTAACTCTTTGATAAATTTTCTGAGGGTTAAAAGAAGCCGATTCGCCGTCTCTTTTATTTATTTTTAATGACATAATATAAAATTTAAAAATCGTCTGTAAAACTTATTGATTCATTTAACTTGGCTTTTTGGTATTCCATAGTTCTTGATTCAAAGAAATTACCTTTTGTTTCGATAGCAATTTGTTCCATGAATTTGAATGGTTGCTCAACATTGAATTCTTTACTACAACCCATTTTTACTAATAAACCATCAACAACAAACTCTAAGTATTGTTTCATTAGATTTGAGTTCATACCGATTAGTGATACTGGAAGTGATTCAGTAATAAATTCTTTTTCAATTTCTAATGCTGAAAGTAAAATTTCTTTAATTCTTTGTTCAGAAGGTTTTTCTTCTAAATGATTGTTTAACAAATGGATTGCAAAATCACAGTGTAGGTTTTCATCTTTGAATATAAGTGAATTTGCATTACATAACCCTTGCATAATTCCTCGTGATTTCATCCAAAAAATAGAACAGAATGAACCTGAAAAGAAAATACCTTCAACGGCCGCAAACGCAACCAATCTTTCTGCGAATGACGCTTTTTCAATCCACTCTAAAGCCCATTTAGCTTTTTTCTGAACCGCAGGTAACCGATCAATCGCATTAAAACATTCATCTTTTTCACTCGGATTATTGATGTATGTGTCGATTAATAATGAATACATAAGTGAGTGAATGTTTTCCATTGCCAACTGAAATCCGTAGAAGAATTTCGCTTCAGGATATTGCACTTCACGATAGAAGTTTTCGGCCAAGTTTTCATTTACGATACCATCTGATGCTGCGAAAAATGATAAAATATTTTTAATAAAATATTGTTCTTTTTCTGTAAGTTTTTCCCAATCTCTAATATCGTTAGTTAGATCAACTTCTTCGGCCGTCCAAAAGGCCGCTTGATGTTGTTTGTAGTATTCCCATATATCATTGTGTTCGATAGGGAAAATAACAAACCTGTTTGGGTTTTCAACTAATATTTTTTCCATGTTTTTAATTATTTGTTTGTGTTTCTCTTTGTTTTCTTTTTTCTAAAAGTTCTTTGACACGTTGTCTTTGTCTTTCTTCTTTCTGTTCTTCAAGACCTAAGAATGTCATAGAACTTTCAGTGTCAATGTCGATCATTGCATTATCAAACTTACAGTTTTCAAACACAACACCATCATCACCAATTCTTGATTTTGTTATGGCTATAGTTGCCAACTTTAACTCTTTTTGTTGTAGAGTTTTAGCGACTGAAATAATTACGTGTCCGACTTGAGCCTTTTTAATTGATCCTCCCATTTGATCCGTAGTAACTACTTCTGAAGATATTGATGATCTATTACCTTGTGTTGCCGTCCATCCTACAAGATTCATTTCATGACACATAGCCTCAAATGCTCTCATTACAGACCCTTCACTTTTCCACTCATCACCCAAGTTTTTTTCAGGAACAATACAATCAATATAGTCTAAAACAATCATATCAATTTTAATTCCGTCAGAAACCATTTTTCTAATTTGATTTTTGATTTGTAACATCGTCATAGTATCCGATGGTAACTTCTTCATAATCAACTTGTTTGGCATTGACTCCTCAATTTCTCTAACTTTAGACATTACCTCATCTTTTTTCTCTGACAAATCGTCAGGATGAACTTTAGTCCATAAAGTGAAGTGTTTTCTTTGAATTACCTTTGGGTTATCCTCAAAAAAGATCTGTAAGACATTAAATCCAAGATTAAATGCGTGATTAGAAATCTTAGTTAGAACCGTTGATTTACCAACGCCTGTGGGTGCTAAGATAACACCAATTT